TGCTCCTCCATGGAATTCTTTTATACCGGTTAGGTAGCTTTCAAGGAAGGCGCCCAATCCGTCACTATCATGTACTACGTTGCTACGTGATACACCGTGTTCAATCATGGCATTGCGTAAATCCGATTCAATCATTCTACCAGGCGAATAAGCCTTATCAATCAGGATGGAGCATACATACCCGATCAGCTTACCTACTACGAACTTATCACGGCCTTTCATTGCAAGGTCGGCAGACAGCTTAGGCAATCCCGTAGGCCGTACGTGTTCGTTCGTAAAAACGTCGCAAATGGCGTCATACTCACACAATGCGCTTGGATCATCATCGTAGTCCCAGTTACCCAGATATAAACGTTCACGAACTACTTTGTCTTTCGTACTACGTAATGATTCGATATAGTCAGCTGTAGCGTATGGGTTATCTTGTACTAGTGCTGGGATGAAAGCATAAGAAGCTTCAAGCCGCTTCTCTTTCCATGCTTTGAAAAAGGTAGAATAGAGCCAGTTTTTCTTAGGATTGCAGGTGACAAGTATTTTCCCCTGTACATCGTAGTAATCGTTCAAATGACGGCCTATACGTGTCTTTAAAACCTCAAAGGCAAGGTAGTGAACCTCGCCAGCTTCTTCAATCCACCCACCTGTGAACTCCTTTGAACCAAGGCGCTCATAAAGCGGGTCTTTCTTCGGGTAGTATGTAAGATCGAGATAAAGGATCTTTGAACCATTGCCAAACGTTATCCCATCATTACCGACTTTATAATCAGTAAAACCATGATGGCGGGCAACCTTGTTAAAGGTCACCGTTACCGATTCACGGCTATCATTCAGATTATTACGGCCGACAAACCAACGGGTACCAGGCAAGTTATGAGCACACTGCATCAACCATTCACAGCCCAGCCACGACTTACCGCCGCCACCGGCACCACCGTAACAAATATACTTGTGTATCTTGTCACGTAGTAAGTTGTAGGCCTTACGCTGCTTTATGTTGATCGGTTCGCTCATTACTCAATGCTATCCGCTTCCGGTGTATAAGGCAGGAAGTTGAACCCTTTGAACTTTTCACCACCTGTTGTGTGGTCCACTTCCTGCTTATCAGAAAGACCAAGTTTACGGGCAATGATGTTCGCATTGAAAGCCCCAACAACGGCGCCCTCGAACTGTTGCGTCTCGATTGTTTCTTCCACACGCGCGATGACACATAAAAAATCTTTGTCCGTTTCGCTTAATTCATCATTTGTTTTAGCTTTGAATCCGGCTTTGAAGTTTGTCCAGTATGCTCGTGACGCATCAATGTAAAGACAAAAGCCGGTCAGTGAATATGGCCGGGCTGTTGGTGATACTTCTTGGTGTATCTGTTGTTCTTTCTCTACTGTGATGGTCTTGTTCTTTCCTCTTCCTTTCGTTTTTGGGACAGGGGTTGTTTTCTGGATCGCTTTCTTTTGAAGCCATGGATTTTCATCACACCATTGGAAATATTCGCATGCTGCTTCCCATAGGAGTTCGGGTGTTTCAAAGAGCTTCCTTCTTCCGTGTTTGCTTCTTAGCTTCCAAAATGTATTTCCTTCGGGTGCTGCCATACTATTTCTTTATTCTGATTGTTTCGCCGCAGTGTGGGCATGGTAACTCTATGTACTCAGTCGCTTCCTGATTGAGTTGTTCTTGCGCTCTCTCAATCTTTTGCTCAAAAGCTGCTGTTTGTTTCTCCTGGTTCTCTGTTTCCTCTTGGATGGTTTCACCTGTTGGTGCATCAGGTACTTCCGGAGTAAAGTTCATGTCGAAGCCGAGGAGCTGATCTATTGGTTCAAAGAAGAACGGTTGCATCTCTGTTGGTATGTCCATGGTACGGAGTTCACGTATGAGCTTGTCTTCATCCCACTTCGCAAACTCAGATGTCTTGTTGTCTGCAATACGGTATTGTTTCGCTTTCTCTGCGGAAGAGTCTACGCCCAGGTAATCGTTTTCAGAAACACTAATCAGGTCCAGTAGTAATCCGGTACCGCATCCGATATCCAAAACAGATCCTTTCACAGATGAAAGCATTGATGCTATCATGTTATTCTCCTGTATGCTTTGCTCATCTGTGAAAAGTGAATCGTATTCTTTTGCTATCGTATCATATTGATTTTCAAGGTGCATTCTTCCTCCTTCGTATTATAAACTAAAGATACCGAATAACCCTGGGGTGGGCTACTCGGTATTTAATAACTTGCTGCCATTTCGTGGCAGTGCTTTTCTGGGATCATTTTACGGTCTTACCCCATACCATGGCCCTATATAAAGCTTTGGCATATAGTTCGATCTCTTCTGAGGAAGAGCAATAAGAGACTTTAACCGCCATGCTCATAGCTTCCTTGTATAATCTATCTTCCATAGGTTTTAATTAAAAGGGCCAACCGGTTAAGGTTAGCCCTGTTTGTTACTCACTTTCTTTTTTCTCTTCTACCGGAAGTACCGGAACTGCTTGATATCCAGAATCAGTGGGTGCAAAGATCGTATCATGGATTAGAATTGTTTCATCCTGATCAATACATTTCGATGCGTTAGGGTCGCTGCACGATGATATGATGAAGATCGGAGCGATAAGGTATAGTTTGATTTTGTTCATTTTGGTATTTCTTAAGTAAAAGCCCAAAGGGCAATTAAAGCCCTCTGGGATTAATGATGCTCTTTTACTCCTCAACAACGAGTTCGGAAGCTGCAAACCATTCAGTTTTAACTTCGCCGTTTACAGGTTCGGGAGCTGTTACTGCATAGGTTGTCGCACCGTGCAGGTACTCACATTTGGCAGTTATTGTTCCTGAGAAACCTGATACACTACTGCGAACTTTGTCGCCTAACTCAACTTTATTCATAACTTATTTGGGTTTTATAAAGCCCTCCCAAGGCTTTTCTTATTTCCAACAAAAAAACACGTTTTTTTTTGCAGTAAGTAAATATTTATTAATAGATAGGCATTAAGCTTACAATTAATAATATGAGAAAATTTATAAATGAATCTATACGTAGATTCCGACAGTTTAGCAAAACACAAACAAAGAAAAGATTAAAGTGGATTCCAATCCCGTCCTTCAGAACGTCTCAAAAACCTTATAGGAAATTTTTAAAATCAATTATTATGAAAATTTTAAAAATTTCCATCAAAGTCAGTTACTTACTGATGAAGTGTCCTTTAGATGTAGACTTGTATCTTAATCTTGCTAGTTTATTAGAAGAATTGATTAAACGGCTTTTATAGCCGTTTCCATCAGTTCTGATTCGTTATGGTTTATAATTTTATTCCTCTCTTTTTGATTTCCAATTTTATTTTTTTTATAGCATTACGCTTATGTAAGGATTCAAATTCTTTATGAATAATATTATGTACTATTTCATATTTCTGTGACATCTCTTCCACTAATCCAGTTTCATCACCGTCTGCATTGGAGGTGAAAAAATCCCATAAATCATGGAGAATGTCGTTTACTTCTCTTAATTCCTTAAGTTTCATATCTGATTAGTTTTACTTGTTAAATAAATCCGTTAGCGTCTCACAGTTGCCGAATGTGCATTCGTTGCAATCAACGGTACAGGTTCCAAGGTGGTAACAACCACAGACTTCACGAAAGTTCTTTAATACCTTTTGTTTGGTATCTTTCTCAGCAACCTTAACCCCCTTTTTGAACCCTTCAACGAAAGCATCGTGGCAAACTCTTAGAATCTCAGGTGTACATCGTAATCGAATAGGGCAAGTTCCGCATTTACGGCTCGCTCCACTGGCTTTTTTAGCCACTTTGGTTACTCCTTTCATATCTGTATATTTTTGAGGGTTAATAATGTATTTCTTGACTTACAAACTCTATTGATTCAATGTCAGTTCCGTTGCTTCCTACTTCGTCTCTAATATTATCGAAAAAACACCTGTTGTCCCCATTGTAAGGAAATCGAAAAGGATACTGAACTGTGTCAATGAATTTTCCAGAGTGCTTTTTATACCACACCCTGAATGTTAGCTGATAATAAAGAGCATTATACAGCTCGTTTTTGGCGGCATAAACAAGAATCCAGTTATATGCCATACGAATAACATCTTCACGACTTATGTAGCTTGTGAATGTTTGAAGCACTGTTTTTCCTTTATCCTTCTTTGTGCTGTATGGCTTTATCAGATTTAAATCTTCATCCACATATAACCGATACATACATCCAGTCGTATGCGTAATAGTCGAATGCTTTCCGTCTTGAGTTCTAATAGGCATGCGCTCTGTTCTTGCATTTTTAACAAAACTACTAAAGTCCAATTCCCAGTTATATTTACTCATTTCTACTTAGTTTTACGTTAATTCTGGGGAGCAACACACCGCACGGAGAACCCGTAGGAACGGCTGCTCGAGCCCCGTGTGTTCACCGTCGCTGAGTAGAAGCCCAAGTAATACGCGAGTGTAGTGGAACTGACCAAACTGGACCAATAGAAGCCGTAGGAGCCGGCGTAGTTTATAGTACCAGTGCTGCTGCCCCGGCTACCCGCGGCGGGAAAGAAGATATGTGAATAACCACCATTGCCATCAGGAACACGAAACCAACGACCTTCTTTTTCATAGTCCCACACGCTTAAGCAATCTCCAAGCAGTACTTGCTCTTCATCTGTGAATAACCTGCACCCGACTTTCTCCGCCGCTTTTTGTGCATTGTCAAAATCAAAGTGATGTTCGCCTGCAGAAGATTCAAATTCATCCGTAAATCTATCACGCTTTGCGAGCTCAGCATCTCTCAGATTTGTACGAGCGATTTTCAAAGGTTTACCACCAAGAACGATGTTATCCCAACCGTCGGAAGGAATAGGCAACGTTTTCACATATTCACCATAATCCGCTTTATCTTTTACCAGGTATATGCCAGAATCTTTGATTTCATTCGGAGTAAAGTTATCCAGGATAAATTCGTCGTCAATGATCTCGTAATCTTCAAAGCACCATTCCCAATATCGTAGAATGGCTTTCAATAGGGTTATGTTATCAGTGCATGCTTTTACCATTCCTATCCCGGCGTTGCATGCTCCATGTTCGTTACCTCTGTTAATGATCTCCTGTTGTAGTGAATTAAAATCTTTCATATTTTCATTTTTTGTATGGCAGGTTTGCAGCTTCGTGGTTTACCTTTGCGACTGTTGGAGCTTTGTACACGTACTGCCTACGTCCGCACGACTAACAAGGAAAGAGAAACTATGTAGGGAGTAGGCCTCCCAAAGTCTTCCACTCATACTTTTTGCTGACTGCTGTTCCCGCTATAGATTATTTACCTTTCATTTTTCTCTCAATATGTTTGATAGCCGCTTGAAAAAAAGCCGCTTGGCCTTTAGCAACTTCTTCGCTTTCTTTATGCCTGGTACTTTGCCAGTGGTCAACTGCACTCTGACAGGCTTTAAGCATGTTTTCCAAACCTTCTTTTCTTACACATGCGTTGATAGTG